ACATCAACGTTGGCAACTAGGCCTTGAAACAATTCTAGTGGATCTTTTTAGGCCATGTCATCATCGCCTTGATCCATTTCACCTTCTAAATCATCCATGCCGTCACCGCCCATGGGTGGCATTTCATCATCGCCTTCGTAGGCGATTTCTTCAAATTCTTCTTCGACTTTGTCTTCGTCTTCCTCGTCGGAAGCTTCTTCTACTTCTTTATCTTCCTCTTCGTCGTCCATTTCAGCTTCGATTAGGCTTTCGTAGATTTCACGAGATTTAGCTACCACGTATTCGTGGAATAGCTCTTCTGCTTTTTGTTTGTCTTCGTTGACCAAATGACCAAGCATTTGTTCAAGTATATTTTTGTCTGCCATAGCGTATTCTCCTTAGATTGTTAGGCTGTAAGTTATTTAACACTAAGATTACAAACTGGTGTTAAATGCTAGTTTTTTGAAGATTTTGAGATGTATAAGTACTGCCCTTGAACTTTTGTTCGAAATGTTCAAAGGTGATGTGTTGAAGATTAGGAATGCCTTGCAGCTTGTCTGGCACAAAAGATCCCTGGTTGATTACTCTATAGAACTGTATATTTTTATATTCTTTGATGGTTTTTTCAGTTTGACTCAACCAGTTGCCAAAGAATGTGGCAGCGTCTTGACTCTTTTTATAATTGAAAGTGTCAGCATAGACGTTGTTAAACTTGCCTTCAACACCTTGATAGTCAAAGCCAAATATGTAAATTTCGCTGAATCCCTGTTGACTGGCCATCCAAAGTGCTGTGGGTCCACTGCTCCACCCTTTGTGCGGACTGAAGAAGTTCACATGGCTTTTTGCAGTGATACCCTTGTTGGGGTTGGTCCAAACTTGATGATCTTTGTGCCAGCCAGTGGCTATGATTTCATTGACCATTTTTGTATCCACTGCTACCAAATAGTCCGGTTCAAATTCTCTGTATAAAGCATTACAGCCGTAGACAGTGCCACGTGTTTTTATTTCGTTTAGATTAAGTTTAGATCTGCTTGTTCCGTTGCCTAGTACAAAAGCAACATTATGCTGGTTGTTCTGCTGCTGCTTCACCTGCAGGTGCTCCGTACATTTGCTTGATAAACTCTTGTTCGCTTTCTTTTTCAAAGTCATGAGCCTCAGTTTGATGACGCAGTGAATTGATTTGACGCAGGGTCAAACGAATCTTTCTTGTGTCATCTTTTTCCAACACTGATTTGTCTTTGCTGGCATCATAGCGAAGATCAGATGAAAAATCGTTGGTGTTGTCGTTGAAATAAAAAAATTCTCTTAGCAGCATGGTGTATTTAGCCAGTTATTGTTGAACTGGTGCTTCTGCTGCGGCATCAGCTGGCACTGCACCTGCTTCTGCTGCTGCTGCCATCTCTGGTGTGGCTTCTTGTTCTTGACCTTGTGTTTCAGCACTCATGCCTCCTGGTGACACACCTATGGATCGCATGGCTCCTGCGGCATCTGCAGGAGGTTTTAGATTTTCACCGTTTTCTTCTTTCCAGAGACGTTCGTTTTCTTTGAGCTCTTCTTCTGTGAGTCCCAAGAAGCGTTTCAGTGCAAATCGCTTGCTGAGATGTGGTAGTTCTTGCAGTGTGGCAAATGTAGCTGCACGAGCAGTGTCCATTTCGGCTTGACGATAGGCAGCAAAGTTTTGTGGAGTATTGAATTTTAATTCAAACAAACTGCTGTCAATGTTGATACCGTTGTTCTGCAGCCATAGCTTGAATTCAAGATCAAACGTTTCTACAATGTTACTCTGCAAGCGTTTGCAGTATTCATTGAATCTCAGTTCCTGAATGTAAGCTGTGCCAACCTTGCCATCTGCTACCACATTGCTGGACTCTTCGATGCCTGTAGGCAGATAAGCTGCTGGTATTCGCAGTGCTCTAAACAGCTTGTTGGTAAAATAACGCAGATCAGTGATTTCACCTAGATTGGTTCCACCGGGCAGTGTTTCAACTTTGCTTCCTCGACCTTCTGCTGTCTGTGGGAAGAAGTAGTCTTCGCTGACGCTCAACGGATTATAGCTGCTGTCAACCACATTTTGTCCACCGCCTGTGCTGCTTGGAATGCGGCGTTGATGTATTTCGTTTTTCACACGTTCAACAAATGCCATGGCCATGTGTGCCGGCATGTTGCCAACGTCCACATAGAAAATACGTCTTTCTGGAGCACGTTGTATGCGATAGATAATGATAGCATCTTCCAGCAATTCTTTCTGCTTGTAGACTTTGAACACAGATTCTAACAGACTGTTGCCAAACGGATAGTTGTTGTCTAGGCCCTCTGACAATGAGATGTGTACAACATTTTTGGCGTCTACTGTGAATTCGTTGGTTTGATTATGGAATCTAGTTCCAGGAGGTTGGGCAGCAGAACCAACCATGCCACGACCTTGACTTCCACCACTGGTATACGAACTGGTACCGCTTGGGGCGGTATTGGTCGTGCCATGAGGAGTCACTGCCACTAGATTTTTAAAATTAGGATTGAAGTCTCTGATCACATACTGCTCGGGAATCTTGCCTTCCGATTCGTTGACAATGATCTTTGTGACCTTGGCAGCATCTACAAACAACCATTTTTGTGTTTCAGGATCACGCACGAAAAAACAATCGCCGTACTTAAATGTATTACGGATAATTCTAAATATACGATTTTCAAACTGCTGTTGTTTGGTCCACTTCTGCAGACTTTCTTTGATCAACTTGACTTCAGTGGCAGTTGGCTGTCCGCGGAAGAATGTGTGGAATGGTGTGGCGTTTTCTTTGTCTTTTTGTGTGCAGAATTCTGCTAGAATATCTAGAGCAGCATTGACTTCTGAATCCATGTCCATGGTATCATACTGCATGTATCTTTCAATGCGGTTAGGAGCACCTGCATAGACATCAGGCAGAAAACTGGAATAGTTGGCACGAGCCGGACCTGGGCGCCCACCGTTGCCCATGGGACTCACTGAACGTCTTTGATCTATGTCTACCGGTGTAAAATACTTTTTCCAGCTCATTATGTTTCCAAATTAGGCAAATAGGTCGCCGCTTAGACTGCTTTGTACGCTGAGTTGCTTTTCATTTAGATCAGCAGTTCTCTTATTAATAGCAATTAATTCACGTAGTGCTGTATTTAAGTCAGATGAGTCACCTGACGCTGTGTTTTGATTGCTAGCAGAATCGTTCATAGCCACCATTTCTTGTTTTCTAAGTTGTTCTCTATTCTCAGCCTGTTGTTTTTCCATGGCTATCTGTTCTTGCATCTCTTTTTCTTTTTGGGCTATGATTTCTGATTTAGGTGATTCTGCTCTGGCCATTATATTTGCATTCATGGCATCTTTGTTATACGCCATTGAACTATTTTGCATTCCGATATTTTCTTGAGCTACCTGAATAAAATCATTAAGTTGTTCTCTTCTATCATCCGAAATGTCAGCGTCAGCTAATTCACTTTGCGCTAGAACAATATTTTTTTGATTCTCTGCAATATTGTTTTCCGCATCACTGATGTGTCCTGCAGCCGAAAGTATATTTTCTGTAAATGGATCTAATTTTTCAAAAGTTGATGCAAAAGTGTCACCTATCATTTCAAAATTATTGGAAAATCCTGTATTGAATAAATCTAGATTACTTGATAGTCCGTCTTGAAAACTAGTTGTAAGACTAGATGTTAGATTAGAAGTTGTAAGATCTAATCCGTTAATAAAACTAGATGATAAATCTAAAGCTGTAGTTTGAAATCCACTAATCATAGCTTTTCCACCAGTAATTAAATTATTTGCTGTTGATGTCAATGATTCTTTTACAGCTAATGATTGATCAGTTGGTTGCGATAATTTAGCTGTGTCAATTATAGCTTTGGTTGATGCTGTTAGTGTTTGCTCATATGAGCCAAGATCAACTGGTTGGGCTTTGACTGGTTCTATCTTGGGCACTTCTACCTTGACTGGTTCGGCTTTGACTGGTTTGATTTGAACACTTGACAGCATTGGGGTAATACCATTTTTAATCAAACTTTGGAACGCAATCGTAGTTGGTATAATACCATCTTTGATTAGGGTTTGCATCGCAGACTGTGGTGTCTCTGTTTCATCAATCTTTGGTGCAACATTAGTACCAACAGCAGTTAGCGGTTTAGGTTCAACTGGTTTGGCTTCTACTGGTTTAGCTTCTACTGGTTTAGGTT